TCGCGCTGCTCAACATGTTCGACCGTTTAAAAGTCGTTCCTACACCAGATACCGCATTTGACATAATGTCCTCCTATTGTTTTAACTGTTACGCCCTTTTGATCCGCAGATTGCACGAAAAAATAGGTCTTCCTTGTGTATCATTCCCAACATGAAATGGTTCTGTTAATTTCCAAATTAAAATATAAAGTGTACTGTTTATCGTTGTATTTGCCAAAGCATGAAGTTCGGCCATAATTGCTTCCATCTTTGCCCAAGCCGTTTCATACCCTCCAACCTTTCCTCGAACCAATATCTGAATAGTAGGATTTCTTATATTTGTCGGATCTGGTGTCATTCCGGAAGTATCAAATATAGCCGTAGCCAATACAGAAGTTTCTGGTAAAAGAGAAATAAAAAGATTTGTACCGAAAGTAAAATCAAGCGTCGAACTGGAATCGTCCGATTGACTCAAGAGGTAATCTTTTATGTCTTTGGAAGGAGAATTCATATCATTTCAATGTTTTGCGCGCTTAATTAAAATCTGGAGAATACGATTTTTGTTTTTAAATAATGCCTTTTCAAGAAACTTATTTGAACCAGAATTAAAATTATAATGCGACGGCATCTCATGAACCCACAAAGCATAATTGGCCGTATATCCTACGATCGCATTGAATCTATGTTTTCCTTTATTTACAATCCCTCTTCCTTCAGATATTTGACTTGAATGATCACTGGACATTTTGCCGGCATCAGAACCTGTAAAGTTTGGAGTTGGATTATCTTCTCGTTGATCGGTTACAAGAACAAATGCGCTATTCCTAAGATTACCAAGATCAATCGGAGTTCCTTTAACGGAATCGTATTTTACTACCAGAGCAGCTTCGGTCAACCCTTCCTTGGTATGGAGTTCAATATCAGAAATGGCTTTGTTCAGATTCTTCAAAACCAGCGATAAGCCTTTCAGTTCACTCATACCAAAAATGCTTTTCGTAAAAATTGATCTGCTTTAATTGTCGGGATCTTCTCAAAACCTTCGATGGTCAGTGCATCTTCTGTTTCTGGAGTTCCGCTACTATCGACATCCGCCAATAACATCAAGGCCATCCTACCTTTCATATCAAAATCCGTTTCAGAAAGAACAACAACCCTGGAAAGGACTTCCTCAACTCCATTTCCAGCGCCTTGAGAAGTCAAAAACTTCTCTTGCTTTACAGTCCAGCGAACATCTACTTCAATCGGATCACCATAAGTATATCCACCATACCCATCCGGAGTTGGAGTTGGCCAGTAAACCGCTTTCTGATTGAAAAACTTTCTGAGATTCATCAGTGGTACCCAATCATATTTAAGGAAGCGGATTTGCTATACCCATTCTTGGCTATCTTCCCAAGAGTTCCGGAGGTATCCAAGAGAATTGCCATCTGACCATAACTGGTACCATTCAACCCCATGCCCCACTGCCCCTGATAAGATTCGGAAAGAACATCGACGCCAGTTGATTTAACTCTCTGATCCTGTACACTCAATACATGAGCGGCAAGATATCTCTCTATCTCCTTCAGGGTTTCGTCGGTCAATCCGGCAGTTTCCAGCCAGGAAGTTACCATCATATTTGCCGTATTGATAAAAACATCGATATCAGTCAAGGTGGTATCGATAATGGCAAAAACTTCAGCGTCAGTTACGCGAGGCATTACTTGCCCTCCTCATTGAACCATTTCGGCTCGATAAAGGCTTTGACCATAGGCTCGTTGAATACCAAACCAACACTCTCTATCAACTGCCTGGCATAATCCCAATCTCCAGCACAAAGTCGAGATGGCCAGAAATCAAATATATCCAGCTTAGCAGTATGCATTTCAGCAAATCTTTTCTCATGCTGATCTATCCAAGACTGCCAACCCGCCTCATCCCTATATGCCCGCATGAATCGAGTTAATTGGCAACTCCTGATGATGTCTTTATGGTCCCGATGGATAATTATCCACTTCGCTTTTGGAAAGGCTTTATGCCACATATACCACATCCCAGCAGCCTTGGTACACTTGCAGAACCATTCACCACTTTTGTATCCTTGAGACATCATAAGTCGCTGAACAATATCTCTCCAATGATCTGCTTCCGGTTGGGAAACTTCAAAGACCTGGCGATTGTTCGGGAGTGGCTTCTGGCCCATTGGATCAGCACCAATCTTTTTCAGGTATGGTTTAACGATGTCGTTTCGGAGTTTGCAGTTCTCGAACATCCCCTTCTGGGCATCAATACTAGGGCCATACATCTCCCCACCAAAAGCCCCACAGATATTGAGCATGCCTGCCGTCATAGACGTTCCAGAACGGGCGCAACCAACTACCAAAATCGGATCTTTCATGCATGCTCCTTTACAATTTCTTGCCAAAGGGTTGGAACTTCGAATGGTCTGGGTTTACCATGGAAAACGAGCACTTTACAATTCGAAGATATCCCACCAGAACAATGTCGCTTGTATGAATAAATGCTCTCCGGGAAAGCGTCTTGTAATATTTTTGGGATGACTCTTTTCTCTCTCAGTTTGGCATTCGTATAATCTTCCTCTCCACGAAGTTGCCTGGAGAATTTCTCATAATCGAATTGCTCATACAGCCAGGACCAATCTCCATTCCATGCCATAATTCCTGAGATGGTTCTGACTGGAGGCCGGAAAGAACGAATCATCCAAAAGTCTTTTTCAGTGGAGTCAGTGGCCACCTTAAACAGGTCGTCAATATTTCCTCTGATTACAGTATCAATTCCAGTTACAACGGTAGGGCCAACATTCCGGAAGACCTCAGGAACAGACCACCAACCCGGCCAATTATTAATCAGTGGGATAGAAACAACACCATCGATTTTTTCATTGGAATCTGTAAAACAAATGAAGTCGTAAGGAATCGTCGTATTTGCTCGTACCTGCGCTGCAAGAAGCCGGACGTGTTCTTCTATATAATCCCCGCCTAACTTCAGTACACAAGCAAATACCGGCATTGTTGGCTTCATTCCACTAACCTCCACAGATTCGTCCGCCAGGGCTTGGGATCACCATGGAAAATGATGATTCCCGGATCTTTCACAAGGTTCTTCCGAATATGGAGTTTGTAATTACAAATCCCTGCAAAGTATTCTTGGATTGCTGTTAAGTCGACACCTTTAGTCAGCAGGGCATCTATCTGGTAATTTTCATCACCACGATGGAGTTTTGATTCCTTCTCAAAGTCAAACTCATCATACAACCAGGACCAATCACCATTCCAAGCCTGCATCCCGTTTATAAATTCTCCCGGATGAAAGAACGAATCCAGCAAAAAGAAATCATCTTCCGGGATATGGCAAACCATTTTCAGGAGGTCGTCGATATTCTTCAGGATCATCGTGTCTAGGCCAATGGCGACCGTCGGCCCCTGGTGTTTCCAAAGTTCGACACATGACCACCAACCGGGATAATTCTTTTCGAGTTCGACCGTCTCTATTTCCAAGAGTTCATCAGCCTGATCTGTATAGCAAACAAAACGATAAGGAATCGTCGCATTGCGTTCAATCTGTCTTGCGAGTGCTCTTACATGGCCGGGGTAATAATCGCCACCAGAGCGAAGGCAAACGACTATTGAAGGTATCTGATCAATCATAGCCATTCACTCTCCGGCACCATACCAATCTTAACTGCCCGACTCTTTCCGTGAGGAACCCCCCATACTTCACCGGCCGGGATATTCTTCGTCACAAAAGAATTGGCATGAATGAAAGCGTTCTTCCCGATATTTACGCCAGGAGCAATCACGGCCCCGGCCCCAATCCGAGCGCCATTGCCGATAACGGCCCGCTCGATCTTTGGAACTGCCCGTCCCTGATTGGCGATATTCTTCTCGTTGGTCATTACTACTCCAGGACCGAAGAAAACATTGTCACCGATCGTGACCTCTGCGGTAATATGACACTGAGATTGAATAGTCGTATTGTTTCCGATTTTCGTATCCCTTTCAATCACCACATTATGGCCGACAATCGAGTTCTCGCCAATCTCCACGTTGTCCCGAAGAACAACAAAATGGAAAATCTTAGCGGTCAGAGCCAACTTGACCCCTCGATCAATTACAACGTATGGGCTGATAAATCCTGACATATGGCCTCTAATGGTTTTCGTTCAAATGTTTCAAGAGCGCCGCCGACTGTTGCGTTTATAATCTTCAATCCTACCTGATTTGCATCCCTGGCTATTACTGGCCAGTACTTCATAAACCTTGGGTATGGGTCGTGTAGTCTTCCTGCTTTTTTGTCGAACCTGACTTCATAGTCGTTGTGCCAATGAGACTGCGTATCCTTTGGATCAGCCGGATTCTGCATATCGAAGCCGAGTAGGACGACAGTTGTTGCTCCAAGCCAATAGGCAAAATTGATCGCCGAAGCCCCGGAGTTTCCATTCCAGGCAATACCATTTCTTCTCTTGATCTCAATTCCAGATGGTTTGCTTCTGCCAACATATTTCACCCTGGCCTTTCTTTGCCCTGGAAGAGTAGCAGCGCAAGTTGCAATCAGTCCGCCATACTCTCTTATGGCCGGTAAATTCTCTTCGTACCATCCCTTATCCCCGAACCAACAAGCATCAATCCAAGGGCCGAGTTTATATGCCTGATTCACTCCAATCACTCGGTGATTATGGATGAGTGATAAATCCTGTTTTAAAAGACTGGCCCCACCACCGATAATGAAGACAGTCGAGCCTGGCCATAAGGCCGGTATTTCCCAGAAATCAGCCACGACGAGCAGCTACTATTGCATCGCGTAGTTGATCTTCTGTTTCGTACTCTTCGAGGATCTCAATTCCTTCCTCTTCCATAATCCCGATCAGAGAATCCCAGTCAAGCTGCTCAAACAAGTCAGTATCAGGTTCCGGGATGATCTCCATCATTTCGCCCATGATCTTTTCAGCCTCAGCCTTTTTCATCGGCTTGTCATTCAGGGGCTTGTCCGGATTATCAGGATTAATAATATTGTACATCCACCGGGATACCTTAACCAAACCCAGGCCGTTTGAAGTATTGGTTAAATCTGCTTCTTTTGCTATCGGCAAGCTGGTCCTTTTGGTTACCGGAGTCAGACAGTCGTAATCGTCAATAAATGACCCAAGAGCAGAACCATCTACTTCAATTATATTGCCAGGCACGACCGAATATCTCTTTCCGTCAAACTTGAAGCAATGCCGTCCTGTTTTTGCTTTCTTTCTGTATTTACAAAGACTCATAAAGCCCTCCTTGCTGGTTATTTGGATGAAATAGAATGGTGGGCGCAATCCACCATTCTAGTATCATTTTGCCTTCTTTGTGGGCGCGGATTAAGCCTTCAGAATCGTTACACCACAATTACCATTCTGATCAGCACGAATCTGCGGAACCATGATCGTCATGACCTTATAATTCGTGGTCATCCCGCCGCCCTCAGTCCACTCAACAGTGGTAAGGGGCAGGCCTTCAACCATCCGAACAACGTCCGAAGTCATCTGGACCAGGATAACGTTATCGGCGGTCAGTTTGTCAACGACTTTGACCTCAGTAATGCCGGCGATTTCCAAGATACGCTGACGAATGGTCTTATCGGATTCAGCCTTGTAATCGTCATCGAGAACAGTC